CCTGACCCTTCCAGGATTTGTTTCCCCCCGAACGGACTCAAATGGGTCAAATAAGCCTTCAAACGCCTCTATAAGCCACGAACATGACTGAGACGATTCCAAATGACCTGAATAGGTCTACTGATTCGACCTGCGACAAGCCCGTTTTGACGGGCATTTCCACGCCTAGAATTCACACGCCGCTGAACGACCTACCTTCACGGGGGGGCGAATTGATCGATTTAGCCAGCAGCCTGAAGATTGATTTAATGGATTGGCAAAAATTTGCCTTGATAAATACCCACAAAATTAAGCCTGACGGTCGCTGGGCTTCACCGATCAATTGCATTGTGGTCGCACGCCAAAATGGAAAGTCATTTTTGCAGCAAATCAGGATTTTGGGCGGTTTATTCCTTTGGGACGAACAATTGCAGATTGGTTCGGCGCACCGCCTGTCAACATCACTAGAACAATTCAGGGCAATGGTTCAAATTATTGACGGCAACGACGACCTGAGAAAACAGGTCAAGAAAATCCGCTGGCAACATGGCGGTGAAGAAATCGAAACCCTTACGGGCAATCGGTTCATTGTGCGTGCGGGTGGTTCGGCTGCACGCGGTGTTTCCCGACCTTCGACCATTCACCTGGACGAATTACGCGAAATGACCGACATTGAAAGTTTTGCGTCCCTGCGTTATACCCTTATGGCGGCAAGCAATCCCCTGGTCATGGCGTACACAAACGCAGGTGACCATTCAAGTGTTGTGCTGAATGATTTTAGAAACCGCGCGCTTGCACGTATTGCTGGGGCAGATGACGAAATCGGTTATTTTGAATGGTCAGCACCGACCGACGAAATCAGTGTGGAAAACGCCCGTTATTCCAACCCAGCAATGGGGATAACCATTCACCCTGACAATATCAAATCGGTTTTGAACGACCCTGCCGACGTTGTCATGACTGAAGTGTTGTGCCGCTGGGTTGTTGCCATTTCGTCAGCCGTGGACGCTGCCAGTTGGGGCAATTGTGTAGACAAAACTTCAGACCTTGACCCTGAAAAATTGACCTGGCTTGCGATTGATCTATCACCTGACAGAAAACACGCAAGTTTGGTCGGCGCGCAAAAACTAGGCGACGAAACCTTCGTTGTGAAATTACTTCACACCTGGTCAAACGAATTGCAATTGGACGACAAAGCAATTGCCAATGACCTGGCAGATTATGCCCGCAGGTACTCAACCGAATACGTTTTGTATAGCAGAAAAACCAGCGCAGCCGTTGCCGCCCGCCTTGCACCTGCTGGCATTCCCGTTTTCGATATGGACGGCTTTTATCCGCAGGCGTGCGACGAAATGTTAAGTGCAATCAATTCAGGGCGCTTGAAACACCGTGGGCAATCCCAATTGACGGAAGAAATGCTTTCAGCGGTTCAATTACGACGCGGTGACGGCGGCTGGGTCATTGGCAGGCGGGCAAGTCAGGCAGTTGTTTGCGGTGCAGTGGCAACCGCGCTGGTGACACATTTTGCGACACGCCCAGAGAATGATCTTGACATCATGGTGGGTTGAACGTATAAGCCTGCAACAATTCGGGCATGGGATTTTTCGATCTATTCACGCCGAAGGTTGACGCTGCCGTTCCAGTCGAAGCCGCCAACGTGGACGCTGCCGCTATCGCGCCGTACTATTCCGAAGTTGGGAATTTATTCTTATTCGGCGGCGTGATAACGGCTTCGCGTGCTGAAGCAATGAGTGTGCCAACATGCGCACGCGCGTTGGGAATCATTCAAACAATTGCGTCGCTTCCAATGCACACACGCAACGAAGCAACTGGTGAAAAGGTTTCACAACCACGCGTCATCAATCAGCCCGACCCAAGAATTCCAGGTGCAACGTTTTGGTCATGGATTATTTCAGATTTGTTTTTCTTTCCTTCGGCGTATGCATATGTTATGGACAGGTATGCAGATACAGGAAAAATTCGCGCAATGGAACGCGTTGCACCTGAACGCGTAACAATTCAAACTAACGGCATGGGATACGAAATTGTTTCGTACCAAATCGATGGTGCTTACGTTGACCCTGCAAATCTAGTTGTTTTCCAGGGTACGCAAGAAGGTTTATTAAGTCGTGCAGGTCGTACAATAAAGGCGGCTGCTGCACTTGAACGCGCTGCAATGAATTTTGCAGTCGAACCAATTCCGCAAATGGTTTTGAAATCAAATGGCACATCATTGCCAGCCGACCGCGTTTCAAAATTACTTAGTGCATGGCGCACGGCACGCGCAAACAAATCGACGGCGTTTTTGAATGCTGACGTAACACTTGAAACACTGGGATATGACCCAAAGAATTTGCAATTGAATGAAGCACGCAATTACGTTGCACTTGAACTTTCACGTGCGTGCGGTTTGCCTGCATACTTTACCGATTCGCAACAGTCCAGTTTTACTTATTCAAACGCCTTAGACAAAAGGCGTGACCTGGTCGATTTTGCATTTAGAAATTTCATGTCGATCATTGAACAAAGGTTGAGTTTTGCGGATTTCACACCAGCAGGCAATCGCGTTTCATTTGACCTTGACGATTTCTTGCGCGGTAACCCTTACGAACGCGCGCAGGTTTATGAAATCTTAAATCGTATCGGCGCAATGTCGATCGAGGAAATACGCGAGGAAGAAGACATGCTGCTATGAAAAAAGTCATAACACCAATGCAAATCACGGCGGCAGATTCAAACAGTCGCACAATCTCCGGGCGCATTGTGACGTTCGAAGAAACTGGTAACGCGTCAATTGGCAAAGTTCAATTCGCTGCTGGTTCAATCGAACCGACTGCGGTTTTGCTTAACCTTGAACACGATCGTACGCGCCGAATTGGTAAAACACTTTCAATTGAATCAAGTGATAAGGGAATTGACGCGACTTTCAAAATCGCTGAGACAACCGCAGGCAATGACGCATTAATCGAAGCGCAAGAAGGTTTGCGTGACGGATTTAGCGTTGAAGTTTCATTTGATGAATACGAAACACTTAAAGACGGCACGGTTCGCATTCTTATGGGTGAATTGACAGGCGTTGCACTAACCAGCGAACCCGCAATTCGATCTGCACGCGTTGAGTCAGTAGCCGCAACGGAAGAAGAAATTTCAGATTCGACAATCGAACCTGAAGCACCAAAACCAACAGAAGGAGAAGACGAAGTGGAAGACACCGTCAAAGACGCTGCAACCGCCGAAACGGTTGAAGCCGCCCAGTCAATCACCGCAACTGCAAACGCAGTTGGTGGTTGGAAAGCAACACCACGCATTGAAATCACTGCTGCGAAGTACCTTGAGAATAAGGTTCTTGCTGCAACAGGTGATGAAACTGCACGCCAATACGTTCTTGCAGCAGACAATACAACAGACAACGCAGGACTTGTTCCTACGCGTCAATTGGCTGAAGTAATCAACGGACTAGGCACAACAATCCGCCCAAGCATTGACGCAATCTCTCGCGGTACATTGCCTGACGCTGGAATGACTTTTGAAATTCCTAAGATTACTGCAATGCCAACGGTTGCAATTGCTGCCGAAGATGCAATTTTTTCAGATACAGACCAAAATTCTGCGTTTTTAAGCGTGGACGTTAAAAAATTTGCGGGGCAGCAAAAATTCTCCATTGAGTTGCTTACCAGAACTTCGCCATTATTTTATGATGAACTTCTCAGAAATATGGTTGCAGCCATGGCGAAGGCGCAAGACGCTTACGCAAACGCGCAATTGGTTGCAGGCGCAACCGCTGACGCAACAGGAATTGCAACATACCCAACAGCAGCAGAATTGCTTGGTGTTGTAGCACGTGGTTCAGCAAGCGTTTACGCTGCAACCGCAGGTCTTGCAAATCCATTTGCACGCAACATTTTGGTTAACACTTCACAGTGGTCAAACCTAATGTCATTGAACGACGCAGGTCGTCCGATCTATAACGAAGTTACACAACCAAGCAACCAACCAGGACTTGCAACACCTGGCAGTTTGCGCGGTCGCGTTGCTGGTCTTGATCTATACGTTACTGCAAACACTGCAGCGACAACAGACACAGATGATTCGATCATGATTATTAACCCAGACGCGTACACATGGTACGAGGGAACTTCATATCAACTTCGCGCAGAGTCAACCGCTGACGGTTCAATCACAGTCGGTGTTTATTCATTCGGTGCAGTGGCGACGAAAATTGCGGCAGGCGCGTTCGGCGTAAACAAGTCATAACCGAAACAAACTAATCATGCGGCGGGTTCTCCCGATCTCGCCGCAGCAGATCGAAAGGAACGGACATGCCAGCCATTGTTACTGCAAGTCAATTGCGCACGGTGCTTGGCGTGTCCGTTTCCTTATATAGTGACAGTTATTTGGACGAAATAATCAACACTAGTGAAGCCGTCATTTTGCCCATGCTGGTTGCAAACACTTCAGCAATTGAGTCATATAAACTTGAATCAAACGTTGCCTATTTTTATACGCAACGCAATCACCATTTTGTTGCTGGTCAATCGGTCATTGTGGCTGGTCTGCCAGCACCGTTCACCGCAACGCACACCGTTGTTACCGCCACGCCTTATTCGTTCACCGCTGCATTGACTTCATCAAATGTCACATTGCGCGAAATCATTCCAACAGGCACGGCAACACTTCAGGGTTATTCAGCAGCAGATTTATATGCAACCAGCGCGCCAATTGAATCCGCAATTTTGGCGGTCAGCGTTGAGGTATTCCAATCACGCGTTGCCGCAGGCGGACAGATCGAAGGCGTAGATTTTGCTTCAACGCCGTACCGTATGGGTCGAAGCCTGACAAACCGCGTGTCGACCTTACTCATGCCATTCTTAGACGTTGAAACGGTCGTTCAATAAGTGCCAGCCAACGCCGTATCCGAAACCCGTGCAGCCTTAGCAAACGCCTTCAGTTCGCTTGCTGCAAACATATACCCAAGCGTTCCCGAAGCACCGATTCCACCTGCGATCGTGGTCGTACCCGATTCGCCTTATATGGAAGTCGTGCTTATTGGTAAGGCTTCGACTAAAGTCAAAATCAATTTTGCAATTACCGCAATCGTTGCTTCAAATAGCAATGCAGGTTCATTAGATAACCTAGAAAAACTAATCATAGGAATTCTCGCGGCAATGCCCGCGGGATACGTTGTTGGCGTTGTTGAAAAGCCGACAGTCTTGGAAGTAGGTCAAAGTCCAATGCTGGTGGCAGACATAAACGTTTCGACGTACTACACACAAACAACATAGGGGACAAAATGCCAACGACAATCATAACTGGTCGCGATTTAGTCGTGACCATTGCAACCGTTAACTACGACGCGCAGGCGACCAGCGCAACACTTGCAAATTCACCAACGGTAGAGACTTACCAGACACTTGACGGCAAGGCTTACAAGCACATTGACGACCAGTGGACATTTGACATTTCAATGCTTGCAGACTGGGGTGCGGCTTCATCATTGTGCGAAGCACTATGGACTGCATGCGAGACTGCACCAAATACAACACTTGCAGTTTCATTGACTGCGGCAACTGGTGCGGTGTTTGCGTTCAACGTAATGCCAGTATTCCCAAGCGTCGGCGGGGCAGCACCTGACGCGCAGACCGTTGACCTATCATTTGTTGTGGTGGGAACACCTTCAGAGACTTTCTAGTCACCAACAATCGGGAGAAAAATGAAACTACCAATAACAATTGAATACAATAACGGCGACCAAATCACCTACACGGCGGCACCGCCTGAATGGGTGAAGTGGGAGAAGCAAACGGGTCACACTATTGCCCAGGCGCAGGAGAAGATCGGAATTTCCGATTTAGTATTCCTTGCCTATCACGCCATGAAACGGGAAGCCGCTGGGAAACCAGTCAAGCCAATCGAAGCATGGACGGAAACCATTTCCGAAGTGATCGTCGGTGAAGCAAACCCAAAAGTTACCCAGTCGGAAGCCTAAGTCGAATCGTTTGGGAGATAGCCCTGGCAACGGGGTTATCACCAAATGAGTTTGAAAGTGCCGAAGACATTTTGACGGTCATTGAAATTTTGGAAGGGCGGGCGAATGGCTAAGGAATCGATTTCCTATGACAAAGCGGAATTGCGCGCCATTCTCAAATCTTTCAAAGCAATGGACGAAGAAGCGACGAAGCAAGCAAAACAAACCACTTCGGAATTGGCTGCGTACGTTCGCGGCAAAATTGTTGACGCTGCTGGTCGAACAAATAACAGATTAGACGACCGTGTTGCAGCGGGTTCAAAAGTTTCAAAGTCATCAAAAATTGGCGAAATTTCATTTGGTTTTGCTGCACAAAAATTAAGCGGCGGCGGTACAACGCAACAATTATGGGGCGGCGCAGAATTTGGTTCAAACCGCTGGAAACAATTTCCAGTCTGGTCAGGTCGTGAAGGTCGAGGGTCACGCGGTTGGTTTATCTATCCAACCCTACGCAGCGCACAACCTGAAATCATCAAAAAATGGGAAGAAGCATTTTCCAAAATTGTGAAGGAGTATGACTAATGGCGGGCAGTCGTACCCTTAAACTTTCCATTCTTGGAGACGTTGACAACTTAAACAAATCGCTAAAAACTGCAAGCGGCGACGTTGATTCATTTGGCGACAAAATTGGCAAGGCTGGTGCAAAAATTGGCAAGGCGTTTGCCGCTGCTGCTGCCGCTGCTGGTGCTGCCGCAATCGCAATTGGTATCGAAGGCGTTAAGGCTGCCATTGCAGACGAAAAGGCACAAACACAATTGGCGTTGGCGTTGGAAAACGCAACGGGTGCAACCCAAGCACAAATCAAAGCAACCGAAGATTCAATTCTCCAAATGTCACTTGCCACGGGTGTTGCTGACGACGAATTGCGTCCAGCATTGGGTCGCCTGGTTAGATCGACGGGCGACATTACAAAAGCCCAAGATTTACTTGCAACCGCGTTAGACATTAGTGCGGCGACGGGTAAGCCTGTCGAAGCAGTAGCAAACGCATTGGGCAAGGCTTATGACGGCAACACTGCGTCGTTGGGCAAACTAGGCATTGGTTTATCGGCTGCCGAATTAAAAACAATGAGTTTCACACAGGTGCAAGGTCGCCTGACGGACTTGTTTGGTGGTGCAGCAGCGCGAAATGCTGACACCTACGCGGGTCAAATCGCACGCGTTCAGGTCGCCTTCGACGAAGCAAAAGAAACCGTCGGTGTTGCATTGCTTCCAATCCTTGACAAATTATTGCAATTCATCAACCAAAACGCATTGCCAGCAATCAACGCATTTTCAAGCGCGTTCAGCCTGACAAAAGGCGACGGTTTTGGCAATGTAATCACACAGGTTGCAAAAGTTATCAAAGACATTGCGACCCCAGTGCTGGAAGCCTGGCAAGTACTTTTTGAAAAATTGAAAAAAGTCATTGTTGACAACAAAGAAAATTTCATGGCGTTTTGGGACGTTATCAAATTTGTTGCACCATTGATCGGAAAAGCAATTGGTGCAGCGGTGACCGTTGTTGGTGACATTGCGGAATTGGTTTTGGCAATCATTGCAAAAGTATTGGGTGCAATAAAGCCTTTGATAAATTTTGCCATTGACGGTATTAACCTGATTATCAAGGGTTACAACGCAATACAGTTTGGAAAAGATGTTTCACTCATTCCAAAAATTGGTGCTACCCCAGCAACGTCAGGCGGGTCAGGTTTTAGTGGAACAATGCCCGGGGGTACAAGTTTTACAACAACGGGTGGGACATCAACTAAGTCAAGCGGCACGGGCGTGGCAACTGCTTCAAAGGTTGCCGCGTCGACTTCGGCTGCTGCGTCAAAAGTCGTTTCATCAAGTTTCAATGCTGGTTCATTTCGTGCGGCTGAATCCGCTTCATCAGGTACAACAATTAATCTGAATGTTTCGGGCGCTTTGGACAAAGAAGGCACCGCGCGCACAATCGTTGAAACCTTAAACAATTCATTCTACCGCGGGACGGGCGGCGCAACCGCCTTCGTAACAGCATGACGCAGTGGTCACCCGTTTGGAAAGTCGAAATTGACGGCATTGAATACACCAATGCAATTTTGGCAAACTTAACTATTCAAAGCGGTCGAACAAACATTTATGAACAGGCGCAGGCGGGTTATACAAACATTCAATTGATCGACCTTGACCAAACAACTATTCCCGTTGCAATCAATTCGACAATTTCAATTCAGATCAAAGACACCACAAACACATACGTGCCACTATTCGGCGGCAGCGTGGTTGACATTGCGTTGGAAGTGCGCGACGTGGGCACGACCATGTTCACGCAGACTTATTCGATCACCGCATTGGGTGCATTGGCACGCTTGCCAAAAGCCTTGACCAATGGCGTGCTTTCAAAGGATTTTGACGGCGATCAAATTTGGACAATTCTGTCAGACCTTTTGCTTAATACTTGGGCTGAAGTTCCAGCGGCATTGAGTTGGGCAACATACGATCCAACAACAACCTGGTCAACGGCTGAAAACGTAGGTTTGGGCACAATCGACCGCCCAGGCGATTACGAACTGGCAGCGCGTTCAAGTAGTCGAACCGACGTTTATTCATTGGTTTCAGCCCTGGCAACGTCGGGTCTTGGATACATTTATGAGGACGGCTACGGGCGGATTTCATATGCCAGCGCATTACACCGTAGCCTATATTTGCAGGCAAACGGATACGTCCAAATAACGGCAAACCAGGCACGCGCGGCGGGCTTGCGTACCGAAACCCGTGCAGGCGACGTTCGCAACAATTTGACGATCAAATACGGCGCAACCAGCAGCGCCGAACAATCTGCTAGCGACGCAATTTCAATCAATACTTACGGCACACTTTCCCAAATCATTACAACGACCCTTCACAATGCAGCCGACGCGACTGCCCAGGCAAACTTTTATTTGGCACTGCGTAAAGACCCGCAGCCGATCTTCCGCGAAATTACCTATGACCTGACAAACCCTGAAGTCGACGACGCTGACCGCGACGCATTGATCGAACTATTCATGGGAATGCCTATTGCGGTCAACGACCTACCTAGCAACATGGGGTCAATCTTCCAGGGCTTCGTCGAAGGCTGGACGTTCCGTGCGGGCTATAACACCCTTTCGGTTTCGGTAAATCTTTCGCCCGTTGCCTATTCATTGCAGGCGCTTGAATGGCGCGAAATTGCAAACACTTTCACGTGGTCAAGCGTGTCGCCGACACTTGACTGGGCACGTGCAACAATTATCACCTAAGAAGGAGAAGACATGGCAAACCCAACCACGAATTTCAACTGGCAAATGCCAACGTCGACGGATTTGGTCACCGACCTGCCCGCCGATTTTGAAACATTTGGACAAGCCGTTGACACCTCACTGGCAGAATTAAAAGGTGGAACAACAGGTCAAGTTTTATCAAAAACAAGCAATACCGACATGGACTTCACATGGGTCACAACTGACGACGCAAACGCAATCCAAAATTCAATTGTTGACGCAAAAGGTGACATTGTTGCGGCAAGTGCAAACGACACACCAGCGCGCTTAGCAGTCGGCAACAACGGCGAGACACTCGTAGCAGATAGTTCCACTTCAACAGGCTTGCGCTGGAATACAAAGCCGTCAGGCAATAAAATCCTGAACTCAGATTTTTCAATTTGGCAGCGTGGGACTTCTTTTTCATCTATTGCCGCAAATGCTTATGGACCTGACCGCTGGACTTTTGGCGTGGTTGGTGATGTTGTTAATGTTACACGCCAAGCATTTACAGTTGGAGATTTAACGGCTATCGGTTACGGAAGCGGAAAATACTTTTGCCGTATGGAAGTTGTATCGTCTAATGGTTCAGCCC